AATTAATGGCTGATGAGCAAACTCAAAATTGGTTTAGAGATAAAGTTGTAGAAGCAGCAACTGCTCCTTCTCTTATCTCTAGCGCAAGCAACAACACGGTTACTAGTATAGTACCTGGAAGTTTGTATTTGTTTGTTTATGATCCAAAATATAAAGATAAACTTCCAATATATGACAAATACCCTCTAGTGTTCCCTATATCAACAGATGGTGCATCATTCTTAGGTATGAATATGCATTATTTAAACCCATTGCAAAGAAGCTCATTAATGGGTTCTTTAAGAGATTTGCGTACCAATTCACAGTATGATGAAACAACTAAAATAGGATTATCATATCAAATTTTAAGTAGCTCAGCTAAGTATAAATATTTTGATAGAACATTGCATAGATATTTGTATGGTCATGTGAGATCTCGTTTTCTTCTAATTCCACCTAAAGAGTGGAACTATGCTATGAGCTTACCACTAGCAGAATTTGTTACAAAATAAGGCATCACATGGCAACTCTAGGTAACCCGTTTATAGATTATTTTTTATTTCAAAGACCAGAACTACAACCAACAGCATCTACTGTTTCTGGTATATCTAGAATTAAATCTGCAGTCGCTAGTTATAATAACGGTGTATTGCAAAATAATCGATTTTTAATGTTTATAACCCCACCTGCAAGTTTAAGATATAACTTAGGTGCACCTGATTCAGAAGAAGATGATTTTATAGGAAGTAGTGTGGCCGCTGCGAGCGGTAATATATTACCTTTTCTATGTTTTAAGGTGAACTTACCAGGCATAGTATTTAATAATAGGGATGTATTACCTAACGGGTTTGGTGCAACTAGTAAAATGCCTTACTCGCAAAATTTTGGTCCTTTAATGCCTAGTTTTTTTGTTGATCAAGAATTATCTGCGCATAACTTCTTTACTAAATGGGCTCAAAGTGTTATTAACTTTGGTGGTAATAAAGCAATTAACGCACCATCTACTGTTAACGGTGCGCAGATGTTTGATGTATCATACAAAGATGATTATTCAACAGTTATTGACATCTATGTATATAACAATACATCAGAAACATTAATGGAATATAAATTCTATAACGCTTTTCCTACCGCAATCGGTGATGTTGACCTTTCATGGGAATTTAATAATGAAGTAATGACGATGCCTATAACTATTAATTATGACTACTGGACATCTAATTTTATAAAACCGTCAACTCAATATAATTCTTACAGCCCCGGAATAAACTACTTCAACAGTTTGTTTCCTAGCGGGTTTAATGGATATTCAAACGACCCACTATTTAACAGACAAGTACAACGTGATTCATTAGTATTATCAACTTTTGCAGCAAGATCACCTTTAAATAGATTTAGAAATCGTAATGCCATATAAAATGATTAATTGGAGTATATTATGCCTCTGCCTAAAATAAAATTACCTATTTTTACATGTCAAATTTTATCTCATAAGGAACCGGTAAAGTTTAAACCTTTCACTGTAAAAGAAGAAAAAATACTTCTTGTTGCTAAAGAGAGTTCGGATGATGATAATACTATATTAGAAGCAGTTAAACAGATTATTAATAACTGCTTAATAACTGAGCTTGATGTATCTAAATTACCTATATTTGACATACAGTATCTTTTCATACAGTTAAGAAGTAAGTCTATCGGTAATATAATTGAATTAAGTTTGAGAGATAGAGAAGATAAAAAACTTTATAAAGTTGAAGTAAACTTAGATGATATAAAGTATAATAAGCCAGACGGGCATTCTAATAATATAAAAATTAATGACGATACTGGTATTGTTATGAAATACCCAACAGTAGATATGATTAAAAGTAAAGATTTTAGAAAAGATCCTCTAGCCACTTTTGAATTAATAAAAGATTGTGTTGATTATATCTACAGTGGTGATTCTATCTATAAATCTGCAGAAACTCCTCGAAGTGAGTTAGATGAATTTTTTGAAAATTTACCTAGCGAAATGGTAGGCAAATTTAATGATTATATTAATACTATACCTTTAGTAACACATACTGTCTCATACGTTAATTCTAATGGTAAAAAAATTGATTATGAGGTAAATAATTTAAAAAATTTTTTTTAATAGGCATGTCTCATAATACTATTGCAAATTATTATAATATTAACTTTTTGCTAATGTATTATCATAAATATTCATTAAATGATATTGAAGATATGATACCCTTTGAGAGAGACATTTATATAGGGTTGTTGGAAACTGAACTGCAGAAACAAAAAGAAGCTAATAAAGAATAAGAGAGTTAAATGGCAAACCCAATAGTAAGTGGATTAGGTGCTTTAGGGCAAGGGTTATTGAGCGGCGCTAAAATGGCTGGGCAAGGCATAGCTAATTTAGGTAAAAGGCTATTTGGTATTGGAGGAGGTGCTGCTGGTGCAAGGCTCGCTTCACTTACGGGTGGAGGTGGAGACAATCAACAAGGTGCATCTGGCTCAGAAGAACAACAATTAAATATAGATGAAGCAGACGCGACCCCTAATGTAACACCTATTCAGCAATTAAACATGGCTGCTTCTGGATTAATATCACCTATGGCTATAGGTGGTACACCAGATGAGAAATTAGATTATATTGCTTCCTCTATTGATAGTATGAGACGATCATTAAGTACATTAGTAAGTTCAGTAAGAAGTCTCGCTATTGGGCAAGCAACGGTAAATAGAAATGTAGCTGCTACTGCAGAAAGACCTAAATCAGGGTTTTTTAGTAATACTATAAGAGGTGCAGCAAAAGCTGCGGGTATAGGCACACTAGCTGCTTTAGGGTTAGGTGCTGCTGTAGGTGGTTTATCAGCACTAACAAATAATGATGAAACTTCTTCCTCTACTTTAGATAATATTACACCAGCGATCAATGAGATAAAAAGCGGCCAAATTAAACCTGAAGAATCTAATTTATATAAAACTGCAGATACTTTAGTAACTCGTTATAATCAATCATATGGTATGCCTGTAAGTTTTGAAACTTCTATAGAAAAAGCTATGGAAGAAAATGAAGAAATTAAAACATTAGTTGAAAGTTTAAAAAGTAATGGAGTAGAAGTAGATACTAAAGCTATGTTATCTACTTTACCTGATATTATAAAACAAATTAAACCTGAAGTACAACAAGAAGGTAGTACTCAGCCATCTATTACTCCTACCCCTAACGCACCAGCAGTTTCTGAAGGTGACGGGCAACCTATTCCTTCACCAGACATTACTACACCACCTGTTTCAGAGACTGATCAAACTGTTTTAGAAAACTCTACTGCAGCTCCTAGCGGTATATCACCTCCTGCTGCTCCTCCTTCTAATAATGGTGCAGATATTGAAAATCAACTTGAAGGTGAAACTCAAGAAGATGAGCTAGGATTAACACCACAATCTTCTATAAATGATATGCTTCAAGAACAACAGCAAGAACAAATTTTATCATCTACTCGTAATATTAGAGATAGATCTATGGAAACCGCTAATGCTAAATCAGTTATAGCACCGGTAGTAGTAAATGCTCCTCAAACACCATCTCAACAACCTGTTATGCAAGCTATGGGTGATAGTAGAGATAGAGGTGCTACATTAACAGTAGCATATAGAACACCTGCTGATAGTCGAACATATTCACAAGATAATTTTGCATCTGTATAAAATAAAAACGGGGCTTACGCCCCGTTTCTTTTAGCTATCTTGTGCTAGCTTCTTAAAGAAGCTCAGATCTTCATCATCATCGTCATCCCATGGCGCACTCTGCTTAGGTGCTTCCTTAGTAGGAGCTGACTTCTGAGGTACAGGGAAGGCTTCATCTTCTTGTAGCATTTGATCTGCATGACTACGATTAGAGCCGGATGCACCTGCAAGATCGATTGCCTTCTCAAGACGCATCTTAAGCTCTTCATAGCTCTTAAAATGCTTTGGATCAACAAGCTCTTGAAGAGAATATTCCTTCTCCCAGATCTTCTCGATGGTGCTATCATCATCAGATAGTGTAGATGTAGAATCAAACTCAGACTTATCGTAATTGCGGTAGCCTTCTACCTGACGAATCTTGAGTTTAAAGTTAGCACCTTCCCATAGATCAAATGGGTTGATAGCTGCTTCATCTTCATACTGAGGATGCATAGCTTCGTTAATCTTATCAAAGATCTTCTTGCCATACTTGAACAAGAATGCTTTACCCTCGTTCTCTGGACGAGTAGGATCCTTAACTACATAAATGTTAGAGTAGTAGCTAAGACGACGCTTCTGCTTACGCACAAGCTCTTTATTAGATTCAATACCTGAATTCCAAAGCTTGGTATTATATTCAGATACAGGATCTGGCTTATTAAGGGTAGTTAGCGACTTCTCAATATACCAGCCACCAGGTCCCTGGAATCCATGATCCCAGATACGAACGAAAGGTACATCTTCACCCTTAGGTGCTGGAAGAAAACGAATAACTGCATAACCGTTGCCTGCTTTATCTACATCAGGCTTCCAGAAGCGATCATCGCTTGAATTATCTTGATTGTTGCTGTTTGAGTTGAGCTTAGAGAGCTCAGAGGTAAGCTTATCGAAAGAGGATTTACGATTTTGCTTAAGGGCTTCAAAGTTAGTTGCCATATTATGTCTCCGTTGTATGACGATGTATAATTGTATGATACGTTGTATATAATATCAAGAGAATTTATCTCTCAAGATACTACAATATTTAGCTTTATCATATTCCATGAATGGATAAAGCTTTCTACAGTTAAGTGCTATAGTAGGCCACAAAACTGGATCATTAATCTCCTTGTTCCATTTACTAAAGAAACGCACACAGTCGTTAATAATAATAAAAGTCTCTTTAGTAATTTTATTACGAACAAGGAGATTAAGAAGGTGAGGGTAATTACCTGAAGATACTTCGAAATTACTATCAAAGTTTTCTAGCATACTACCGATATCGTTTTGAAATGTATATGAAAGAGATTGCTTTCTTTTCATATACTTGCTATAAACATTTTCATATTCTTGATTGAAAAGATCACCAACCCATAGTTTAGGATTTTCTGATAGATTAGAAACTAAAAAGGTTAACGGGTCTTCATGTTTAGATAGTTTATAGAATTGATATTTGTCTTTACGAGTCTCAAAAGTAATTTCTGATGCTCTCACTTTACCATTATATTTAAAGTAGTCGTATGATTCTGTAGTAAAATGATTCTTAATTGCATTATAAAGTTTATAAGCTTCAAATGGTGTCATATTGGAAGTCTAGCACCTGTTTTTTTCATTAGATTAAGATCTTCAGCTTCATGCTGTATTTTAGTTTTAAGAAAAGTACTTTGCTTAATAATTGATGCTGCTGTCTCTACTTCTATATTATGTATTTCACAATATAATACTACTGCATCAAAAAAGCCAATACTTTTTGATGTCACAATCTTTTCTATCTCTTTAGCAAAATCTGATGATGTTTTAATCTTGGGAATATTCATTATATACTTTATGGTATGAGAAAAGGGTGGAGGGATTCTGTTTCCAAGCTCCCTCCGGGCTCATGTTAGGCCGCTAGGGCGTAACGAGATGCAACATTATCGTTTGCATTTAGATTAATGGTCTATAACGCG